AGCCTATATTTTGCATAACAACGGGTTTCCACGGCCATGACTCGTTTAACCCCTCCCCCAAGCGGCCCGCTTGATCAACGCGCCTTGCTGCGTCAATTTTTTGACGCCGCGGTGGCCGCAGCTCAACAGTAGCGCGACGTTTAGTTTGAACCGGGCGAACGTTTGATTTGATCCAGCATTTTCGCCATATTTCAGCGCATCTTTGATCCACCATTAAACGAACTTCAAACCCGCCTTAAACGCCTGGCTTGAAGTTGCTGATGATCAGCTCGCCCTTTGGCTCCCGACCACGCCCCGAGGCCCCGACCGTGTAACTGATACTGACCCGCTTGATGTGGTGGCCTTTGAAGGCTTTGCGCATCTCCGGTATGTCATTCACGCTCACGACCGCCTTACCCTTCATAGCGTCCATCAGCTGGGCCATCAGATCGTACTGATCGAGCCCAAAGGCGACGCCATAGCCCTGAGTGCCCCAATACGGCGGGTCGAGGTAGAACAAGCTGTGGGGGCGGTCATAGCGTTTGACGCAAGCCGACCACTCCAGCCTCTCGATAAACACCTGGTGCAGCCGAAGGTGGACGGCGCTCAGTTGTTCTTCCATGCGCAACAAGTTGAGCCCCGGCCGGGACGTGGTGGCCGTGCCAAAGGTCTGCCCAGTTACCTTGCCCCCAAAGCCAAGCCTCTGGAGATAAAAGAACCTGGCTGCGCGCTGAATATCGGTCAAGGTCTCGACTGGAGTGGCTTGCAACCACTTGTAAAGCTCACGGCTGGCCAGCGCCCACTTGAAGTGCCTGACAAATTCCTCCAAGTGATGCTGCACCACCCGATATAGAGTGACCAGGTCGCCATTCACGTCGTTCAGAACCTCCACCTTCACCGGCTGTTTAAGGAAAAACAGCGCAGCCGCTCCGCAAAATGGCTCGACGTAGCAAGCGTGAGAAGGAAACAGGGGCAGGATGTGCGGGGCCAGTCGGCGCTTGCCTCCTACCCATTGAACCATGGGTGCGGCCTGAACCATGTCCTGGTCGACCGGATTGCTAAAACGCGCCTGAGGTTCTCGTTCTGTCGTCATCTTTCGATCCGTTTCTAGATGACGCTCTGAGGCGTTCAGGCTGGGGGCTCTCGGCCCTCAAGTCATTGAGCACCCGGCAACGCGGGCACTTGATCTGCAATCTCTTGTAATCCCCGACGCACAGCAGCTTGCCGCAGGCGCCACATCTCACTTCTTGCATGTCGGCATCCCCGATAATGCCCTGGCCTAGCTAGGTGGCAGGGTCTTCGGTCAATGCCGTGCGTATTCACGGCGGAGGCGTTTGCTCAAGGTGTTGGTTCACCGAGAGCATTCGCCCTGTTTTTAACAAAATTACTTCACAACTCTCGCCACCGTGACGATAGCGGTGTGGCTTGTGTCAGCGATATGTCTCGCTGCTTGTACATGTCGCATGTTATGCATCAAGCGAAATATGGCGTGTAAGTCACATTACGGAGCCTCAATTGCCCAGCGGATGCTTTTTTTGTCGCAATAAATCCTCCCTCAACAACACTTCCGACGTCAATCGTGACGACAGAACCAATCTCAACATCGTCAATAAACAAGGTCAGACTCCCTGTGATTTTGTCGAAGTGAATCCTGTAGGTATGCTCTGCTGATCTATAGTCAACGGCCGTCGAAACAACTGTATCGGCAGGCCCATTTAGCACATAAGTGACGCCAGTGAGAATCCAATTCCACGAGTAAGTTGGGTGCCCTGCGCCGTCAAGCTGGAAAACGATGGGGACCCACATGCCTGATGTGGGTCCGTTGGTGTACGGCAGGCAGAATAAAGCGACCCCATCGTTAGCCGCCAAAGTTGCTTTGAATTCGAGATCGAAAGACGAGTTATCAATTTTTATTGATTTCTTTGCCTCAATCGAGGCTGCAGCCCATTGATGGATTGATGTAAGCGTCCCATAATTAACAGAGGCATAAGATACCTCCTCATTAGAGGTAAAAGCTTTCGAATTCTTTAGCGATGTCCTGAGCCGAAGGCCTTCCACTTCAACGGGCGAACCATTGCCAGTTATGGTTATTACATAGTCTCCAGGTGGCACGTTTGTGGAAATCAGCACCTCATTTTGCAATACATGGTATGAGACTGGCACTCGCGCATCGTGGCAGCTTACTGTTTTTGACAATGCGTTTATTGTGATTTTGACATTGCCCGAAAGCGCCGAATTAATAGCCATCACCGCATGAATATCAAGCCCCGTCCTGTCAATTTTGACAGCAAAGGAGACAGAGTTATTGATAATTAAATTGCCACTGAGTGCCAACGGCGTGAAGATTGAACCAGACGATCCGACCATTACCGAGCAGCCGTGATTTACGGGTATGACGCAAGGGGACTTGGCGCGGAAGGGCGTCATAAAAACCGACGCCATCGCCGCGCCTATGTGATCGTATCCAAGTTGTGTCGAGTGGACCCCATCAGCCAGGTAGGCCGGTTGTCCATATGTTGTACCGCCTAAAACCGCATCAGAATCACTCAGCAGCAGCTCATAGAGTCTGTATTTATCCACTACAGAAATACTGAACTCTTTTGCAACAGTCCTCACAATTTCCGCATTTTGCGCAACCTTTGCATTTGCCACGCCTTGCGTATTGACGTTTGTCCCGTCGTAAAGAATTGGCGTGCTTGCTTCCAGTACACACAATTTCCCAGCATCGCGCGCGATTTTTACAAGCTTGACCAGGTAGTCTTTAAACAGATACGGGTCATAAGATACAGCGTCATTTAACCCGTAATTTATAAATATTACGTCAGAAGCATCCGCTGCAATATCCGCCACAAAAGTCGCTAAGCGCTGGGATGCTGTCTGCCCCGCAACACCTTTGTTGACGACGGTAATAAGCGTGTTGTTGAAATAACTTCTCAACAACGATTGCATTCTCGACGGAGCCGGCGTTTCCGCTTGCATGCCGCCCGTTGACTGCCCGTAAGTTGTCGAATCACCGTAACAAGAAATATTTACTGCGCCGCCGTTCAGCATCGTTTTCGATACATTCGGCAAGTAATTGAGATCAAACGGGCTCACGAATTCAAGCATCTTTGCTTGTGCGGTTTTTACTGCTTCCGCGGCGCGATTTGATTGATATCCGACGCGCGACAGTCCAGAGGACAAAGAAAGCACCGGAAAAACTCCAACACCCAGCGCCGGATTCATCAATACCCACTTGTCCAGCGTCAGATCGTATTTCAGCGTAAGCCAGTGCCCGGCACCAGCAATGTCACCGTCTACCAGCGCCAGGCCGTTGCCTTTGACAATGTCCTTGGCGGCGATGACGCCATCGTGCGGGGTGAAGGTCGGCGTGGCTGTGGCATTGGCAGAAGCGGCCCGCAAGTACAGCGTCAGACCATTCACCAGCTCAGGCACCACCGGCGTATAGGCCCCGACCAACACATCCGCGCTGCCGGTGGCGCTGGCGATAGAGTTCTTGCGTGACAAGACCGCAACAGCGTCACGCACTTGGGAGTAGGTCGCGGGCACAGTCTTGTTAAAAGCCGAAGGCACGAGATCGGCACCCTTAATCAGTTCCAACAACTCCCAATTCAACGCATTCAGGTCATCTGGAGACACTTCGGTAGCAATTGGATTGGTGCTTTGATGCATCCGTTTACCGGTGCTGATATCGGTCACATTGGCATCGCTTTGTGTGTAGTCCATGACTATTCCTTAAACAAAATTCACATTCAACTGAAATCGTGCAGGCGCACATTTCTCTAGGTAGCAAGCCATCTCGGCCACGCCCGGTTGCCGCTTCACCAACCGGCTGCCGACGCGGCCAACGCCGACGCGCAACGGCTCAGCGGGCGTACTGACCAAGGCGTAAAGCATCCCGTCAAGCTGCCCCAAAGTGCGTCCAACCCGGTCGCGGCCAACGCGAAAAGGCGTGTTGTAGTGCACCTCCGCCACAAAGCCCAAATTGGCGCAGATGGCCTCCAGCGCGCCCACAGCTGCTGGGCTGCTGTCCGTGTAATACCCTTGTGGTCCGCGCAGCCGTGCGATAAGTCGCGCTTGCCGATCGTCAAATGTTTGAAGCGGTCCAAAGCACGCATCGGGTAATCCGGTCGCGTCTTCCCACTCTGGCAATCGGGTGTTCGTCGCATGCGGCAGCCACTGCCGCGCGGTATTGGAAACAAACTCATGCAGATCACCAAAGCTGGCCGCAATGCCCCCCAGCACCCGCATCAACACCGACTCCGGCGCACGCGGCCAGGCGTAGCCAGTCGGCAACAGGTAAGCAAGTGCCTGGGCGAACTTGTCCATGTCAATCAAACGTCACCGTGCCCAGCATCAGCAGCTTCTCAAAGCTGTTGACCGTGAAAAACCCGCCGCTTACGATGGCCGGGGTACTGATCGTGTGGTTGTACTCACCCACCACCGAGCTGATCACCTCGGTTGCATGGCTGTGGGGAATTGACCCCCCTGGCACAGCTTCCCGGAAAAACAAATCTTTAAGCCCCGCCGTGACACTGGCCCTGATAACAGCGGTGTCCGGCGCCAAGTTGATCACCCAGTCAATAACCACGGGCGTCGGGATGATCACAAACAACTCATCAGGCGGACCACGCTTGGGGTCGCGAATGTAGTCCAGCACCTGATCCCGCTGGCCCAGCGTCGGCAAGCCCATGCCCGCATTGCCATCCGCCATGATGATCACACCCGCAGTGGTCGGCCCGGCCGGGCAGCGCAGCCCCCATGCGCGTGTAATTCCCGGAACCTGCAACGCCCAGCGCGCATAGTCAGCCGGGCTTCCTCCCATTGGCTCGCTCGACAGGCGCTGCTGCAGCCGGTAGATGGCGTCCGCATCCGCCTCAACATCGGCCCCGCCGCTGGCGCCACTGGTGGCCGTAAAAGTCGCATCAATACCCGCAACCGGCGACACCAGCTTAAGTGACGAACTGTTGGCCAGGTTTCCTGCCGCACCCGCCACCACTGCGATGACCGAAGCCACTACCGCGCCGCCGCTGACCACCGCATCGATCGAGACACGGTACTGCCGCCCATCGTCCACCTGCAGCAGCGTGCCGGCCGCCAGCAGCGCGCCATTGACACCGGTGCCATTGACCTGGACAAAGGCGGCTGCGGCTTCCTTGCGCGTCATGCCATACGTACTCAGCCATCCGTCCAGGAATTCATCCGTTGATTGCGTCGGGACGGCCTGGCGCGCCACAAAATCCCGCAGGTATCGATAGGCCCCGTGCAAGCCCACCGCCTGCACAAAGCTCAGCGCCGACACATTGCTGCGCGCCATGTCCAAGTCCGTCGCGCTCAGCTCGGCCGGTCGGGCCGTCTGTGCCGACTGGGCCAATGACTGCTGCAGTTGCCGGGCTACGTTCTGAGCCAACTCCTCAATGCTGGGGATCGGCACATTCAAAGGCGAGCTCATTGCGCAAACCTCCGAATGCTGGTGCCCCAAAGCACGTCATAAACGGGACTCGGTTTACCCGGCCGGTAAATCACCGGCCGCACCGCCAGCCGGTCATGCCGTTCGCCCACCCATTGCGTCGTCACATCGATGCGCGAGGCAATGCCATCACGAATCAACCAGGCCAGCGACTCCTGGGCCGCAAAGCGCGCACGCTCCAGCGCCGAATCATCCGCTTTGCCAACGAAGCACAGCCACAACGCCGACCCCCACTGATCGCCCTGGGCTGCACCCATGAACTCATCACCCACCCAGCCGCGCCGGTCATCCTGATTGAGCGGCAATGCATCGTCGCGCCCGGCCCGGCGGTCGGTGAAGAGACTGAGGATGATGGCCGTGGCCAGCGTGTCTTCCAGGTCAACAGCGTAGGCCGCCAGCTGATCAACAGCCGGCTGCGGCGCACCGGTGGCGCTCTGGTAATCGGTCCAAGGGAAGGCCCGGCGCTCAGTCGGCAACACCAGGCGAAGATCAAACGGCACACCGAAAACAGCTGCCGCATCGGTGGTACTGGGCTGCGGACGGGTGGCAAGATCAAACATGCAGCCAGTATCCGAAACCAGGGCGCGTGGGTCATGGTGAAACACTTCACCACACCCGCCGCCCGACGGATCAGGCAGGCGGTCCGGAGGTTCCTGTGCCCAACTGGACGCCTGTATGCGCGTGCAGACTCATTTCCTTGCCCGTCACCTTCAGGCTCGTGGCGGCATCAATGGTGGGCGCCTGCATTTTCAGCTCCGCCACGATTTCTCCGGAGGCAGTCACTGTTGGAGTGTTGAAGATCACGCCAGCGCTGGCATTCACTATGAACTGATCGCAGTCCCACTCCACAACGCGGCCCTCTTTTAGCCTGACCATGTGGCCTTCCTTGTGCCAGACCGCCACCTCGTAAGCAGCCAACTGCGGCCGCTCAGCAATGCGATCCAGCCGCAGCACGATGGTGTGCCCTCCGGCATTGATCACCAGGCCCTGGCCATCACCCGGATTTCCCGCAAAGCCATAGTCCTGCCAGCGTTCGACGTCATCCTTGGAATCGTTCTCTGTCGCCTCTGTGCGCGCAGTCTGTACCTTGCCCTCTTTGACGCTGCGAATGCGGGCGCGGCGCAGCAGGTCACCCCACCAGCTCATCGTCTCGCCCCATCGGGTGCGCGCCCAGGGTGGTTGGTCTCATTACCCTTGTTACCCCAGTTCCGGTGCTTGGGCTTGCTCTTGAGTGGCACGGTGTCATACGCCTCAATCGGGCGCACCAGCAACTCGGTCACATCGCCCTCCTTGAGGTCACAGGTCTGTTTGACGCTGCAAATCAGCCATTCATTCTTCCCATCCACGCCGGGGATTCCAGCCACATCGTCATAAATGGCTACGCGCTGATTCAGCGGCCAGGGCTCGCCCTCAAACGTCCAACCCTCTACCGTGTACCGAAAGCCCAGCGAATGCCCGCGTCGCACCCGCGCCGTGTGCGCGGCCAGCGCCTGCAGCTCGGCCTTTGTTGTGTTGCCGTCGGCATTGATCACCAGCGGCAGGTAGCGCGTGATCTCATCGTCCTTGGCCAACGCCTTGAGACCCCGCGCGGTCTCAAAATCGTCAACGGTGTTGCACTGGCCATAAACGATGTACTCGCTGTGCCGCTGTTCATCAGAGCCCACTCCCTCCATGGCAATCACATTGCTGCCGCGCCGAATTTCACCCTTGAACAGCTTCTTGCCTGCTTTGGTCAGCAGCAACTGGCCATCATCGCTGCGCGTCACCATCACTCCGCGCAGCCTGGCAGCCCTGGCCAGCGCGTCCACCACCGTCTCACCGTGGGAAATCTTGAAGTCCTGAATCGGCGCGCCTAAATCAGCGTCCACCAACACCCGCAACCCGAACGGCTTCACCAAGTCCTTGCAGATGCGCTCCAGCCCGGCATTGCGCCATTGCCCGCCCTTGTGAATCGCCGTGCAACGCACCAGGTCGCCGGTCCGGTCACGCCCGGTAATGCGCATGCCGCAATCCTTGCCGCGGTAGAACGGCTCGGCCGCCAGCACATAGCCGGTGATCACCGTCGAGCTGCCAATGCGCACCTGGACCTCATCCTGCCGCTTGATGGCGGGCGGGTCACCCGGCACCAGGCTCACCGGAATGCTGAACGTCCCGCAGATCGCCTCCAGATTGCGATCAACCTCGCTCTGAAGCCAACCCTCGTAGGCTTGACCACCTACCAATACAGTGATCTTGGCGTCATCGCGTGTGAACTGTTTTTCCATGGTTCAGTCATGCCTCACGATACGCAGCGCCCGCCCAGGCGGCACCAGCAAGGGGTTGCGAATGTGCGGGTTCATCAAAAGGATTTCGTCCGCATAGGCTGCCGTGCCAAAAAGCTGGTAGCTGATGTACCAAACCGGCTGCCAGCTCTGCGGCGTGTAGCTGGTCAAGCGCACCAAGTCGCGGCTGCGCACCTGTAGGTCGCGTAGCGCGGCCGTCTGCAGCCCCAGCATGCCGTCATGCCACGAGCTTCCCGGCATCGTGTTGGAGGCCGGTGCCGCACTGGCCTCCGTCATCAAGCGCGTGATCTGCTCACTCACCGTGCGTCGCAGGGCAAGAGCCTCGTCGTAGTTCGCCAGCTCTACTGTCGCCGTCGCCTGCACATAAGCCGCCGTGGCCAGCGACTCCACCAGTTGATCACTTGCTGCCGTCAGGCTGGCCAGCAGCGCACGTGTGGCGCTCTCGGTTCCGATGGCATCGGCATGGCCCGTGCCATACATCACCAGGCCTGCGCCAACGGCTGGCATCACAGAGACTTCAAAGTCCGTTTTACGCAACCTTTTATCCAGGTCAAACACCCAACTGAATGCCGCCTGAAAATCCCTCGCCGCAGCCTGGCTCAAATCAGTCGGCAACTCGAACAAGGTGGCGATCTGGTCGGCCAGCAAGCGCGGCGTGCGCACCAGGTCATTCAAACCGCTGTTCAATGCCTGGTAGTTGCCAATCACCTCGCTGGTGAAATCACCCAGCCCCTGGGTGACACGCGCCAGCTTGCTCCAGGTGGCTGCCACTGCATCCTTGATGCGATTCACCGCCAGGTCTGCCGCCCAACCGGGCTTTTCTTTCAACACCCATTGCGCCGCAAATGCATCCTTGGCCGCCGCTTTGGCCAACTCGGCCTTACGGAAGGCCTCTTGAGGGGTGTTGGTTACGCCCTGCGGGTAACGCCTGGGCTCGGCCCGCACAAACGTCAGGTCAAAACGCGCCAGGCCACCCTCGGTAGTTGGCGCTTCTTTGATTGTGTACTTGCCTGCCACAAACACCCGCATCGAGCCAGCCGTGGGATGTACCAGAACGCCATCGCCCGTCAGAACTTCGCGCAACTTGTCCCGCTGATCGGTGTAGTCATCACCGATCACATAAGCGCTGAACTTGATTTCTTCTGCCGCCTCACCCATGCGGAAAACGGTCGGCAAGTCCTGAAACGGGTACTCCCGCAACACCACGTTGTCCCCGGCATGGTGCTCGATGCTGTCCACATGGAACGGCACGCCACGGAACGACGCGGGCAACAGTTGGTCTATCCAGCTCATCGCGTGAACCCTCCGGGATTGGTGTTGCCGGGGTTGATTCGAATCAGCGACAGAGGCCTCATCACCGTGGGCGTTGCGCTCACCCGCTCATCGGTCACTCGCACGTCAATGGCCAGCGTGCCTTCGCCCACTTTAATTTCGGTGTTTTGTCCTGGTGAAAGTTGCGCCGGAAGTGCACCTGGTGCTGTGAGCGTCAGGAAATCCATTCCGGGCGACAAACCGCCACTGATACCCGACGCCCGCATAGCGCCATCAGTTTGCCCCTGTTGCAGGGCACTGAGTCGGGCCTGTGCATATGGGGACAGCTTGACACCTTCACGGTTCTTCGCATCAGACAGTTGACCGATGGCGCCGCCTAATTGCCACAGCTCGTACCCAGCAAACAAGCCAGCAGCCCCAGCACCGGCGGCCCCCAAGGAGAGACCTCCTGCCGCTGCCGCACCCCCTTCGGCCGCTGACCCGCCCATGCCGAGAAGTCTGAACAAAAGCGCCTTGGACTTCATCGCCAGCAAAGCCGCTCCCAAAGCACCGCCCGCTATGCCCACGGTTCCCGCAGTGGGGTGCGCCTGCATAAACTCATCAATTCCACCGCCCAAGGCGCTGTTTGTTCCGTCCATCAGGGGTTTTGCCGCACCTCCAAGTTGAGCACCCATGTGCGCCATCACGTTCTCAATGGTCCCGCCCAATGACTCCAGCTTGGAGACAAACGTCTCCAGCTTGATATTGATTCGCTCATCCAAGGATGCCTGGTCATCCACCCGTGCGCGTGCCGTTTCAAAACCTTTGAGACCCGCCTGCGCCATGATCAGCGCGGGCCTCCCGCCTTCCGATCCAAACAATGCTTTGGCGACCTCAAGCCGCGACTTATCGTCCGATGAGCCATCTTTGTTTTTAATCAGGTTGAATTTCTCCAGCTCTGCAAAGATGCCTTTCACGGCGCTACCGTCCAACGTTTTCACCTTCCCCTTGTCATCGAAGAAATTGAACTTGATGCCCAACTCATCCAGGCGGTCTCGTGCCTCGGCTTTCATCCCCCTTTTAGCCTCTTCCACCATCAACGGCCCGGTAGCCAGGCGCGTCAGCATTTCTGCAAAGTTGGTGCCGAACTCACCCCCGTTCATGCCTTTTTGATTGGCCATGCCCTGTACCGTCAGCACATCCGACATGCCCTTGAGGCCGCCCATGCCCAACGCATTGATGATGGGCGCCTCATACTTGGCAGCCATCAAAAGTTCCTCCGGCTTCATACCACCGGCATAGCGATTGCGCTGCACTGTGTCAGCCATGGCCGGTAGTTCATCATCCTTCAGGCTATACGCCTCGCGCAACTTGGCTGTCGTCTCAGCCGCCTGTGTTTGCGGAATGCCCAGCACCACGCCAAGGTTGGTAGATGCCACCAAGCCGCCATTCTTAACAGCCTCTGGTGTGATGCCCAGGGAGATCAACTCCGTTGCCGCCTGGGTCATATCCTTGGTAGAGCCAGGGAGCTTGTTGCCCTGTTCCACCGCAATCTTTTTGATGGCCTCATAGTCGCCACCGACCTTGCCGCCTTTGGTCATCATGGCAATTTTGAGACCGGTCTCCGCATCCTCCAGGCTTGAGTAGCTCTTGATAAACGGTATGACGACCCTCTTCGCGCCGTACCCAGCTGCAGCCATGTCAGCCACGTCTAGCCGTTGTTGCCCCACCTTTGCCAGGCCTTCATGCAATTTCGAAACACTATGGGTCGCTTGCTCTACCTTAGCCTTCAGCGCGTTGAAAAACGTGATCTGCTGCCTGCTGCCAACATTGCCACCGATCCGCGTCATAGCCCGGTCCAGATCATTGAACTTGCTGGTGACGCCCGTAATGGCCCCTTGAAGATCGCCAATATTCCTCTTGGAAATGACAACTTCCTTCTCCAGCGCCTTCACGGCACCAGTGGTTTTGTCGGTCGCCTGGCGCATGGTTTCATGCGCCTTCTCCAGCACCTTGGCTTCTTCAGTGGCACGCCGACCGATGTCGCTGACCAGCGTGATGGTGTATTTCAGGGACAGTTGACTCATGACGATTTAGCCAGCTTGACCAACTCAGCCTGCATTGCCCGAAGCCGCGCCAGAGGCATCTCTTCCAGTGAAATCGGCGAGCAATGCAGGGCCAGACTGAGACTGAGCAGGAGCCTGTCCCACATCAGCAGTCTGGCCCGTACGCTGTGGGGAGGGTACCGCCGCTGGCGAACCACCCGCCATGATCCGGTCAAACTCGGCTTGCTCAATGTTGCCGTACCGCACCTCCGCAGCCAGTGCAATCAGAAACACGCGCTGCTCAATCAAGCCAAGGTCATGTGAACTGAGCTTGCCCACCAGTTCCATGTCAATCATCGGTTGCGGTATTTTCTGACTGTCGCATTCAAACGCCTCAATGTGCCGCACCGTCATGCCAAACTGAAAATCCACATCGCTCACCAACAGCTTATGTACGCCACCCACCAGCATCACACGCTCGGCCAGGCGCTGGGCAATGCGCTCATCCGCCACTGTGGTCTCACGCAGCTTCACTATTTGGTACTTGATGGTCTTGCCCTCACTGACAGTGGGCAGTCCATCCACCAAGGTCAAGGTGTAGAGGTCGTCAATTTGTTTGCTTTGTGTATCCATGGCACCGACTGTGCCGGGACTGCATCAATGCGTCACGGTGAAACACTTCACCAAAGAAAAAGGGACTGGTTATTAGCCAGTCCCTTAGTGCCCTCGCTGGGCCAGCCCCTCGCGGGTCTTGGTTGTTTATTTTGTTACAGCCACTGGATCGCCGCCAGCACGTTAAACGTCACATCCACCGAACCGCCGCCGATCTCACCCATCTGCCCAAAACTGCAATTGGGCATCAGCGCCCGCCGCCCGCTCTGCGAGTCGCGCGCCGTGATCTGGATACCCTGCTGCCTTGCAAAATCCGCCGGGTTGACCGCCGGGCCAAACTGGATCTTGCACTTGAACAAGGTGGGCACCCGCTTGCGCTTATTGAAGTCGTCCCCGCTCGCACTGGTCACCACATCATTCTCAAATCGTGCGGCACCGCTAAGCGTGCCCGTGCCATCTTCAAACGCGACCGGGTTGCCGTCCACCACGATCTGATCGATGTGGAAGAGTAAATTGTCTGTTCCTGTCATTGTTTTCTCCTGAAGTTAATTGGGTTGCGTTTCAGGCTCAGACTTGGCCCGCGACCACGTAGCTGCTGATTTCGGTCTGGTAATGCTGCGTCACGATCACCGGTTCATCCTGTACCTTAAGCTTTCCGTTGGGGCCGTCCACCTCAACCACCAGCGTCTTGCGGTAGTAGTCCATGTTCTGGCACAGACCCACGTCCATGAACAGCTTGTACAGCCCGATCATGATTTCCTCACCCAACTGTTTGGTCATGATCTTCTGGCCGGGGATCGGGTCCGTGATGTACTGGGCCAGCTTGAAGCCTTGGTACTTGGTCTGGAACTCCGTCACGTGGAACCACCGGTAGTAGCTCATCGTCTTGATCCAGGCCAGTTCGGCCATGCTGCGGTCGGCCGCACCGGCCGTGGTCTTCTTGTAGTTCGTCACCATGCGCAACAGCGTGCCGGTGTAGTCGGCCGCAATCTGCAGCGGGCTACCGCCCGCCACCAGCATGTTGTTCAGCTGGTCGATGATCCAGTGGTTGCCCTGGCTTGGCCCCTTGTAGCCCGACAGCTTCACGCCTGTTGCGGGCATGGCCGGGTCAATGGCCGCCTGACTCTCAATCGCTGCGCCCGCCATGGCCGCCGTCTCCCAGGGGCTGGTGCAGTCCTTGGTCGTGGTGATGGTGTGCACATGCGGGCTGTTGCGCGTGCTCAGCCAGGTCGTGTTGGCCGCCTCCGTGCCACGTATGGCGTTGATCACCGTGCCGTCCTGCATGTTGTTGGCCAGCCAGCGTGCAGCAAACTCGTTTTCCAGAACAATCATGTTCGCGCTGTCGGTGAACGGGCACACGATCTCGGTCGCCCGGTACAGGTTCATCGCTGAAATCAATGGCGTCACATCTGGCACCACAGCGCCGCCGCTCATCGCAGGCACCGTCACGGTCAACCCGTTCGGCAGGCGGTCGTCCAGGTAGTAAGCCGTGCGCAGGTCAATGTCATTGCCGGTGGGGCCACCCCAACGGCAGGTCAGCTGGCACTCATAAAGGTTAACGGTCGCGGCGGCCGTCACCGGCAGCTTCACGTTGGCATTGATCGCGTTGATTAGCTTGGTCGCCACCGTGTTGGCCGTGTCGTTTGTGGTCACGCCCACGCTCACCCGCTCGCCGCCCACATACATCATCACCTCACCGCTCATGACCACGTTGCCGGGTGGCGTGATCGCAATCGTGCTGGTAGCCGCCACCGCCGAGACGCCTGGCGCAATTGCGAAACAGTCAATCGGCAAGCCCAGGTCAGCATTGGCCTTGGCTTGGCGCCACATCGCCACCAGCATCGAGCCTTCGCCAAACTGCGCAATGGCGTCGGCCTCGGTCGTCACCGTGGTCAAGGTGTTCAGCGCAATGCCGCCAGCGGCCACCTTATGGCCCACCAGCAGCAGGCGCCGCTGCATACCGCGCAGCCCCCGGATGGCGCGTGAAAAGTCGTTCTTGGCAGCCACAAAGGGCACCAGAAAATTCAAGGAAAGAAGGTTGGGTAAAGACATATTGGGGCTCCGTCAAATTGGTTTTGAAAAGGGTTTAACTGCGGCGTGAATCCGGGTCTAGCCAACCAGCGTCACGTCGCCGTCCAGCAGGCGGCGCAGCAGCGTGGTGGTCACCGTCACCGGCGTGGCCACGTCGGGTGCAAAGTAAGCGCCGGTCTCGTTGTTCACCAGCATGCAGCCCTCTGCCACCTTCACATGCACCAGCGTGCCCAGGGCCGGGGGTGCCGCAGGCGCGGCTTGGTCAGCAGGCGCCGCAGCGTCGGTAGCAGCGTCAGTCTTGGGATCATTCTTGGCCATAAGTCACCTTTAAGTTGTTGAATTGAATGTCACGTCTTCAGTCACCACCGGCACAATGCCCGTGGCCGCAGCATCGGCGGGCACAACGCCGCCACGTGTGCTGTCAATAATTTCCACCGATAGCAAATCCCACAGCTGCTCGATAGGCACAGCAGGCTTCACGCACTGGTGCCAGTCCACCTGGAACAGCGCCTGGCCCACGGTGTCCAGCGCGCGGCTGTAGAGGTTCTCGCAGGTCGCACCTGTCTCCAGCCCAGCAATCGTCACGGGCAGGTTTGCATTCGCGGCTTCGCGCATAGGCTCCCACTGGCGCATCACAATCTCCAGGCGCTCCGCCAGCAGCATCGCCCCGGCCATACGCTTGTTTCTTTCAGCGTGCTTGTAGGCCACAAACGCCACTACATGCACCTTTTTGGCATGCTTGCCCGTTAGCCTGCAATCGCTGTCAGCTGGCTGCCAGCCCAGCACGGTTAAAAAGATGGCCGGGCAGTTGTAGCTCTTGTGCTGAATCTCAGCCGACGAGAACTCACCGGCATAGGGCTGCACCGTGGCCACCTCAGCTCGGGTGAACTGGGCGCGCACGCGGGCCACCGCCTGGTCAAGCAAGATCGTCGCGCTCACTGCAGTTCCCTAATGGCATTGATCAGCAAGTAACCAATCTGCAGCTCCTGCCGCATGGCAATACCCATCACCGGCCGCGCCAGCATCTGGAACCTGTGACCAGACCGACCGGTCTCGCCACCAAAGTGGTTAATAGCCGCATAGGCCTTGGAAGAGCCCACTTCCACGCCACCATGCGCCAGCTGATACACATAGCTGTCATACAAGTGGTGGTCCTTAATGAGCGTCTTGCCCCGCCGTTTGATAGCCGCCTTACTTTGCGGCATGGCCCCGCCATCAAACAGCTTTTGTCCGTCCAGGTTGTCCTGAATGTCGCCCACCATGAACTCGCCAATCTGGCGGCGTGTCTTGGTCCACTCCTGCCGGGCCGACAGGCGCGCCAGGTGACTGCGCAGCGGGCCATCTTCAAACTTCATGCTCAGGGCCGTGCCGGTCATCGCGCACCCCTAAAGTTACCCCAGTCAAACCCACTCACAGCCTGTCCAGTTCGAATCCGACCCTTGGAGGGAACCTCTTCCCCTGTAGCGCCCACCAGCTCAGCCCGTCCGGCCTGCACATCTTTCAACCAGGCGCGCCACTGCTCAAACGCCTTTTCCATGCGCTCAGTCGCGTTGTCCGAGTCATCCGCCAGCCCGTACCGCACCAGCGCCAGGCAACAGTCTTCCAGCACCCCCGCATTGGCGTCACTTGCCGCCAGCGGCAGGGTGACCGCGCTACGCAGGTAGCCATCCATAAAGTTGCTGCTCACCACCAGCTGGCGGTTCATCCGTGCCAGGCAAGCATTGGCCACATCCTTGTCCGCCTGGCTTGGCGCGCCAGTCCAGGCACCGCCCAGGCTCACCGCAATGGCGTCCGTCAGCAGCAGGCTGGTGAGCGTGTTCTGCTCATCAGCCAGCGCCTGGGTGGTTTCATCCAGACCGAATTTCTGGGTGTACAAGGATGCGGTCGCGTAGGGCATGTCTTAAGCCTCAGTCGCGCCCTTGAGTTTGATCGCGCCCACAGCCAACAGAGGGGCGGCCTGTGCCGTGGTCAGGTCAAACTCCTCGCCCGCATCCTCACCGGGTCCGTAGCGCACCTGGTCATGTTCCACCGTCACCAGCGCAACAACAGTCACGGCTGCGGCTGCGGTTGCGGTAGGTTCTTTAGCTTTCGTTGCCATATCGATCTCCTGTTAATTGAAAAGAAGGCCGGGGCTTACGCCACCGCGTTCTGGAAGAAATAGCCCAGAGCCGGGGCGCTGGTCACTTCCTTCACCGACTCGGCCACACGCACGCGCTGCGAGCCACGGATGCCCATCTTGGGTTCGGGAATATCGCCCGCCACCTTGCCGCCCCACTGGGCTGTGAAGCCCCAGCAAGGTTGCTGTGAAACGGCTGCTTCCTTGTCAACGTAGAGAAAGGATGCGTGCTTGCCCCACACGCGCTGGTTGTTCACTGCCTGGCCTTTTTTGGCCGTGTTCACAAAGCCAGCGCCCACAAACACCTTTTGAATCTCCAGCACCTGAGCCAGTTGGTCACGGGTGACCACGCCGCCGGTCTGCGCAGTGCCAAACACCGCCTGAACAATCTTCGGGTGCTGACGCAGCTTGGTAAAGGTAGCCTGACCAAACACCGCCACGTTGGGCCGGTACACCGGTACATCCAGCGCGGCAAGAATCGCGTCAAGCGGGTTGCTGTTGGCGAAGTCGCTCCACTGGCCGGTGCCAGAAAGCGTCGCCTGGTTGCCAGCGGCGTAGTTAACCGTATTGAACACTCGGCCCGCTACACGCACCTCACGGTCCAAACCAATCAGCTTGGTCACCAGCATGGCGCTCACATCCAGCGGGCTGGGTGGGCCACCGCGATCCGGCTTGATCATCGAGCTCCAAGCTTCGATTTCATCGTTCGGCACCACGTCATCCAGACCGTAGTCCAGCGTTTCATCGTTCACCAGCGTGCCGGTGAAGTCCACCTCGGACGGCATGCTCTTGCGGCCCACCAGGGTTTTCGGAACGCTAAAGCCTTGGGCCACGTCATAGTTCGACCAAACGAACTTCTTGGCTGTGGGCACACGCGGCATCACATCATCCGCGATGAGCGCAATGGCCGGGTTGCTGTAGACCATCGCAATGGCGGTGAGGACCGGGTTGACCGGAAAAGCAGTAGTTGCCATGCTGACTCCTAAAAAATGAAATTCTGAAAATTGAAAATCGGTGTTGCTGTGCGTCTTGTCTGTACCGGCCCGCTTAGCCCTGGATCAGTCCCGGCGCGATCATGAAGCGGATCACGTCGCCAGCTGCAGTGCCGCTCTCATCGGCAAAGCCAATGATTCGGTTATTGACGCCTGCTGCAGGTGCAGCGACTACGGCCCGGCCTACGGCGTCGGAAGTGATAGGCGAGCCGCACGGCACGGCTGCGCCGCATTCCACCCAGGGAATTCCCACGCGCTCCACGTCGCAGCGCTCGCCGATAGCAGGCGACGTCTCGTTCACCGCACCAATGATGAAATCGGTCGGGCCGGTGGCGAGCGTCACATTGCGGTCGCCAGTGCCAAACTTGACCAGGCGGTTGATCGGAATGGCCGCGTCGGCCACGAAGTTAATTGCGAGAAGGCGGTTTGCCATGTTGTTCTCCGGTAGGTTTTGGGTGTGTTGGTCGTGATAGGTAGGGCGCTTGGGGGTTCAGGCCCGGCTCTGGGCGCTCACATGCGCCACCGCCTCGGGCAGGCTCACGGTCAGGCCCTTGCCGGCCTGTTCGCTCATGTAGCTACGGGCTGCATCGGCCAGCTGGCCAGCGTCATTGCTATTCACCGCGCCGCCGTCATCAGCAAGCATCTGCTGACCCAGCTTCACCAGCGGCTTGCGGCCCGCCATGAACTCGACAAAAAACTGGGTGGGCGTCTTCTTCACAGCGCTTTTGTCGCTGGCGCTGAAGGTGAACTCACCGCCGCCGGTCTCTAGCGAGCCCATGAATTCGGACAGTCCGGCCTCTTCAGCCGGGGTAACCAGGCCTTTGGCCTTCCAGCCGGTGATCTGTGCGCCAATGCGCTCGGCCTGGCGCTCACTGCGCAACCGCAGAAGCTCCTCGCCCTGGGCGACAAAATCGGCCCGCGACTTGTCTCCGGCTTCTTTTGCCGCCTTGGCTGTTGCAGCGTCCAACTGCTCTTGTGTAAAAGACATAACACCTCCTGTGGGTTTAGAAAATGGACTGGGAATTGCGGGATCATCTTCAGGGTTAGCCTGCGCATCGCGTATCACACGCGCAGAGGCATCGGCCAAAGACTGGATACGCCAGCTCGGCAGCGCCGCATCGGCAGCGTCCAGCCCCTTGTCGGCAATCAGCTGGTCGCGCAGGCTGCGCAGCATGTCAGCGGTATCACTGAGCGCCAATCCGATATCGAAGTCGTCTGCGTCAAACTGATAGGCATCCAGCTCGGCGCTGTAATCCAGCGGCGTCAGGCCAGCAATGGCCGGAGGTGCGGCACCCAGCCAGCCCACATGCTGCAGGCGCCAGCCAGCGTCCGCGTCTTTCACCACGGACACCGACCGGTTGCGATAGGCGCCACTGGCCACGCTCGCTTCAAAGGCGGGGTTGATGTCATCAAACTTCACATACAGCGATGCGCCGTCGCGCTTGGCGCCTTCTGGCTTCACCCAGCCATAAGCGGGGTCGTTGTGTTTGGGGTGGCCCAGCACGGCGGGCGCGGCGCCCAGCGCCAGGTTGCTCACCATCTGGTCCAGGTCGGACTCGGTGAAAGTGCAGCCACGGCCCTTGCTGTCGGTATGTGTTCCAGCGCGGAACACCTCGATCCAGTCGGCCAGCCCTTTGAATTGGTGTGCTTTGTTCATGCCCTGCACTTTGCCGGGCAGGAGGCATTCCAGATAGGTGAAACGGTTCACCAAAACAAAAGCCCCGCAGCGAGGGCGCTGGGGGGCTTTGATGGGTGAAAGGGTTACGCTGGTACTAGCTTAAACAATCAAGCGTTTGCAAGGGCCTTAAAACTACCTTCTTGCGGCACGTCTGCCTCGCTTTACCGTAGCAGGGAACACACTCGCCGGGTAGGTGCCGGATTTCAGCTTTGAAACCGTGCCGTCAGACAAGCCACATGCCAACGCAATATACGACAAACTCAGTCCACGCATTGTGCCGTCGGCATCTGGACGCATGACAGTAGCCAACGATTTAACCAGTTCCTGCACCCGTGGACTCACCGTGCGGCGTACCCCCAAGCCAACGACATCTTCAAGCTTTGATAGTGCATCTGCTTTGCGCTTAGTCCAGCTTTCAAGCAGGTGTGCAATCCCACCCGCTTCCGCCTCCAACTCCCCGATGCGAATCACATCAGCATGCTTTTGCTGGCGGCCTTTCCCGCCATCGCTTGCAAGCAAGGTCAGCTGTTCGAATGTTTTTGCCAGCTTGCGTGCCATTGCCTTTTTGTTTTGCTCGCCATAGACCATCACCTGATCAACGGCGTCACAGATAGCATTTAATTTTTCAGCATTCATGTCCGTGCCCCCATCCCAAAGGGATCGTTCGCCAACCCAGCATAACTTTGAGGCCGGGGTGCCTCATCAAACATATCCATCGTCAGCGTGTCCGCGCCGTCCGCATGACCGCCAATGATGTTGATCACATGCCTGCGGCTGTAGCCCACCGCCTCGGCGGTCTCATCCACCGTCAGGCCCTGCTGGCGGCACTGGCGCACCTGGTCGTGCCGCAGCTCACGCAGGTAGGCGTCGCCCTTGGGAAGCTCAATCGTCTCGCCGCCATATTCCGCTACCAGGCGTGCAAATGCCGCCTCGCCCAGTGCCATGCGCAGCGGGTGGTCATCCCGCGCCAACTTGGGCACCGACACCCGCGCGCCCCCATGCAAGCCCACCAGGCGCAATGCATCCGAGTCGCCCAGCACCCGTGCCAGCTCGCGCAGGGCGGCAGGCAGTGCTTCGGGCTTGACTGTCAGCGTGGGGGCGATGCGGCTCATTCGATGTTCGCTTTCACGCGCAGGCCCCAAGCCTTCATTTCTTCAATCAGCTTGTTCAACTGCTCACCCGAGGCAAAGCGCAATGCATCCAGCGGACCCAGGCGTGTGCCGGTCAGCTGCCGCTTGGCCCAGACTTCCACCGCTTGGTCACAGGCTACGGCGCCAGCTGGCCGCGCTACCACCCCGGCATCTGCCAGCGCGTACCACATCGCTCGCAGCTTGCGCTCTTGCGGGCCGTCCAGCGGCTGCGATGTACCAGGTCGGGCTTTGCCCTTGGGTGCGTCGGTCTGCACCTCCATACGCCGGGCTAGCTTGTCCAGGTGCGTGCGCACCACGGCCAGTTGCACCGGCGTCATCGCCTTGCAACTGCGCTGGCCCACCAGGTGCATCAGCAAGGCGCGGTAATCGTCTTCGCTCAGTTTGAGCAGACCTTTGAGAACGTGAATGGCGGCGGTAGGGTTCATGGTGGTTTTAAGCTTTGTTCAAAAGCCCATCAACGGACCTTTGAAAAAAGCCCCCGGCTTGACGCCGAGGGAAAAATCAATCTGCGGTCCAACACCGCTCAATTGATCAGGGAGATGGGTGTGGGCCGGGCTTGATTCCGGCTGCATGGCTACAGGATTCGAACCTGTGTTTTCCTCCGAGGATCGTCCTGAGCCGCTAGACGAAACCATGCTGTTGCGTGCACACAATCGCGTTTCCATCAACGCCGCCACACTTAACCTTTCAGTGGATCGCAGTGAATTCGGCCCACAGTTGTTTGGCCGCTGCTATCCAGCACTCCTTCTCGTCAGTTCTCAGCTCCCGCCAATTGAATAGATGGGGCCCCGCTGGTCCCTGGCATATCCGGTCCTGTTTAAAGAAGGCTTCATAGGCTCTCTCGGCAAGTTGCTCAAAGCTCTTCACAGCGCCGCCACATCCAGAGAGATAGGCACGTAGTCACCCACGCGCTCATCCATCTCGTAGAAGCGGATGTAGGGCTTGGTGCTGTGCACCTTCATACTGTCGCTGATGGCCGCTATGGCGCGCAGCCACTTTTCATCTTCAATCTTGAGCGTGCGCAGGTTCAGGATGCGGCCTACATTCACGCTACCGGCCTTTTCCACCTGGAACGCGTTATTCACCAGAACCTTGATGTTGTCGTTGCTGCCCTTGCTCCAGGTCTTCACGCATTCGTCCATCAGTAACTTGGCGGCCTGCAGGCGCTCATCAAAAATGATGGAGTCCTGCATGGTTCGTGAAATCTTGAAGCGGCCGTCAAACGACACCAGGGTGATATTCCCCTTCTTGCCGCCATGCTTCACCTCGTACTGCGCCAGGCTGCGTTCCACGAACTCCTGCACCTCCTGCATCGCGACCAGCTTGAAGCTCACCAGCTCGGCGCTGGCCCGCTTGGCGGCCTCGGCCAGCCGGGTCACACAGTGATGGCGCAGCTTGTCGATTTCCTTGATCTTCGCTACAGGCACCAGGGAGCCATTGGCGTCTTTCCAGTACCCGGCGGGCACGGGCTCTTTTTGTTCACTCATCGTGAAGTCCTTTCTCAGTTGGTAAATCTGTCATGGGTGCATTGGCCCGAGCGGCCTTAGCGGCAATTTCTGCTCTGATAGCCCGCACCATCGGGCTTTGTGGTCGTGGCTGCGTGGGAAGCGGTTTCTCCACCGTGGGCAATACCGAGGTCGATGTGCCGTTGCCGTAGACGCTCTCCAGGCCTTCGCCAATCGTCATGCTCTGGCCCTTCACCTGCACGGTGTCCTGGCGCGGCCTGGTGCGGTCAAGCTCGGTTTCCCTCTCCTGCTGCCCCTCGGCCTTGTCGGCCATGCGCATCAGCGTTGCGTACAGGTAGCCGTTCCCCTCCAGTGGCAGCGTGAGCGTGCCCTTGGTTGCGGCATCAAAAACCGCCTGGAACGCGGCCTTCCAGCTGTCAAAACTCACGGCCCAGGTGCGGCCGTTGCGCTGAATCGCTGTGCGCTGCACATCCGGCACCAGCTCGGCCAGCACCTTGGCGCACTTGTCCATGCGCAGCTTCTGCTTGGTCGGCTTGTGCAGCCTCAGGTAGCGCACCATCAGGCCGCCCAAGGGCAGGCTGCTGGTCAGCACATCGGCAATCAGGCGGCGCACCTGGTCGTCGTCAATCATGCGCAGTAGCAGGGCGTCCAGGCTTTCCTCGGCACCGCAGGCGGCGCAGGTGTTGGTCAGGATGGCGGCGCTCATGGATGCAGCCCCGTCAGCCAGGCTGCAGTGGCTTTCAGCGCGGTCGCCACCGGGGACGCGCGCCGGTAGGGGCCGTCAATCACACCGGGGGCCAAGTACGGGCGGGGCAGCATGATGCGGTAGCGCTCCGGGCAGTCCGGGCAGGCGGGTACGCGTGCCTGGCACACGCCCAGTTCATGGCAGGTGCGCGGTGTCATTGCGTAGCCCTCTTGGGCCTGACGGCACAGACGCTGATCACACGGGCCTCTGGGAACAAGTCCATTGCCCGGTCCATGGCATCCATGCTGTGGGGGTACAGGCCAACGTGCTCACCGCGTGACTTGTCGGGCATCGTGATCACCACCCGGCAAATCAACAGCTGTGGCTGTGCAACTGGCGCGCTCTGTGGAGTCATCACTTGACCCCTTCAACGCGCGGCTTGGTCATGAACAACACCTTGGCCGCAATCTTCTCAATCATGGCGCTGGACAAGGGCAGGCTGCCCAGGCCGTAGTCCCTGATCGCCGGGATCAAGTTTTCATTCAACACACGGGCGCTACCGTCGCAATAGGCCCACAGCGTGTCCAGCACGTCGTCGGCCAGGTCCCCGACCTCTGCCAGTGCGGCGCGGCCCATGTCATCGGCGTCATCGCGGCTGATGCGCTGAATGGTCTCGGGCCACATGCCCACCCGGCTGCGCACCTGGTCAAACTGCCCATGTTGCGGCTTGATCAGGCTGGTGAGCTTTTCAGTGCCGACCAGCACCACGCCCACCTGGGCCATATCGCGCAGCCGGCGCAGGTGTTCCAGCGCGCTGCTGCTCATCTTTTCGGCCTCATCCGCCACGATCAGGTAGTTGGTGCCCTTGAGCACGCGCACCAGTTCGCGAAACTTGCGGTCCAGCCCGACAGGCACCGCATTGTTCAGTTGCTCCAACAGCTCGGTCATCAGCACACCGGGCGTCATGTTGGGGCTCACCTCCACCAGCAGCGTCATCTGGTTGGTCTCGCGGTACTCGGTGCAAAAGCGGCTTTTTCCCACACCCACATAGCCGGTGATCACGCCAAAGTTCTGGTGCTTGCGGGTGCGATCGCACACCACGCCCATCAGCTTGTGCACGCTGCCCCGCACATAGCCGGGTGTGCCGTCCTTCAGGCGTTCGCCTTCCACGTCCAGCACCTCCAGCATGCGGTTGAGCTGGCGTGTCGGGCTGCTGACGTATTTGCCGCTCAATATCTGGCTCAGCGTGCCACTGGGGATGTCGGCCTTCTTGCTCAGCCAGGCACGGCTTTTCTTGCGGTCATCCAGCCATTTCCTGACGGTCTCCCCCTTGGACACGTCTTGCGGCGTGTAGGCGGGCATGTTGCCGGGCATGCCAGGCAAGGCAGTTTGGGTTTCAGTTGTGGTGGTGCTCACTGGTCTTTTCTCCAAGTTAAAAGGTCAATTTCGAAAACGTTTCCCTTTGGGGTCGGTGCGGGTAGTGCGGGGGCAGCGGGGCGCAGGGCCTCGATAGCGGCGACTTGGTCAGTTGCCTCAATCGGGTCATCACGTCGCTGGGTTGCTTCGTCCACCTTGCGTTGCAGGCGCTTGAGCTGGCCTTGCAGGCGTCGGTCTCGGCCTTCCTCCAGGCGGCTGGTGGGCAGCACGCCGATGGTCTTGACCAGCGTGGCCTCGATCAGGAAGCGGCCTTTCTTGTCAAACACCCAAACATGCTTATCGTGATGCAGGTCGTATTCCACGTCCACCTTCTGGGCATCAAACAAGGCCAGCGCCTCGGCGTAATAAAAGCGGTTGTGCAGTCGAACGGTCTGGCGGCCTACCATGCATTCCTCACGCGGCCGGGCAATGGCGTCCATGCTCATTTCCACCGCCACCGGATTCAGTTCGGCCCACACCTGTGCTGGTGTGCGGCCATTGAGCTTGTCTTGTGGCTGGTCGTGGTAGTGCTCCAGCCAAGCGGTGAAGCTGTCCACGTAGGACTTGAGGCTTGGCAGCTCGCGGCGGCCCATGGCCAGTTCAGCGCTCAAGCGGCGATTGGTCTCGGGCGCCATGTCGTCGCCGCAATACACCTGGCCACCGGCAAAGAACTTGTCATGCTTGTCCCGCACGGTGCGAAAGAAGCGTTCAATCCAGCCCTTGCCGTGCGGGTTGCCCGGCAGTGCGCCAATCAGCCCAATGTCAAACCGGTTGTAAAAGCCGGTGCTCTCATCGCACAGCAGCTTGGCGCGGTAGCCCGGCCCCCGGTCCACATACACCCACGCAGGCACGTGGTTGTGCATTCGCATGGCGTGGCTCAGTGCAAACATAGTGGACACCGTGCTCTCACTTTCACTGAGCCACCAGCCAGCCAGGTAGCCGCTCTTGATGTCAATAAAGCAGGTCAGCTCAGGCCGGTACGGTTTCCCCGTGTTCGGGTGCGCCACATAGCAATCGGCGGTGTGGCCGTCGCCTGCGTAAATCTCGCCTACCAGCACCTCGTCCAGGCTGCGGCGCTGAAACTTCTGCCGCGTCAACTGGTGCAGGTGCTTGCCAATGCGCGCCGGGCTGAACTTGCCCAGCGTGGCGGGCAAGCGCTTCAGGTAGTACGCCACCCGGCTCTCGGTTGCGTCCGCAAAGCCTTCTTGAATCAGCCTGGAAGACACGTCGGCAAAGCCGGGCTTTCCGGGGATGTTGTACAGCGACACAGCGCGCTCTTCCCAGCCGTAGTCCTGGCGCACGCGGCCGGTGTGCTTGGGCAGCAAGGCGTTCTTTCCGCCCTTGATGAAGCCGCTCAGCCAGCGCTTGATCGTGGGCACGCTAAGTACATCGACCACCGCGTCGCCCGCCAGCATTGCAACCAGGTGCTTGGTTCTCAGGTCGGCCGTGCCCGCGTCCAGCTGTGACTTGAGCAGGGCCGCTGCATGGTTGATGCTGGCCCCGCCGTTCACCAGGTCCACCAGCGGCGACATCAATGATTCGCGCACACCTGCCACCCGGCGCGCTTCTTCACTCGCGTTTTTCCAGGGGTCGGGATTCAACGCCGCAGAAATTTCACTCATCTGGCGGATATCTTTGGTTAATGCAAGTACTGCGCCCATCGGGTTCACCTATCGGGTTGGGTGGTCGGAGTTCATGCCTTAGCGGGGGCCTCTGGTGCCTTGGCAGGCCTACCCTTGCCACGCGGCTTGGCTTGCGCACGTTCATGCTCACGCAGGGCGGCTTCATGCTGGTGCGTGGCTGTCAGGCGTGCCCAGTCTTCGGCGATGGTCTTCACCTCGGTGCCATCCAGGAAGGCCAGCGCGTCCGGTTGGGATCGCAGGCGTTTGGCCTGTTCACCCATGGCCTCGGTGAAGCTCTTGATGCTGCCGTCAATCAGTTCGCGCACCGCCAGCAAACCGGACAGGCCCAGACGCAGGCTAGGTTCAACCCATTCACGCGCTTCATCATGGCCGCGCAGGTTGACTATTTCCACACCCACCGGGTGCATTGATGTGATCGCCAGCTCGGCCTTCTTGACCAGCGCCGCCATTTCGGCGCGCATGTCGGCCACCACCGATGGAACGTAGGCGTCCTCTTCATCACGTTGGCTGCGCTTGAGCTTTTTCTCAACCGCCTTGAGATCAGCCAATGCGGTATCTCTCTCGACAGCCAGGTCAGTCGTTCCAGCTTCCAGTTCGCGGATGCGCAGACGCAGGCCCCGCACACTCATGTCGTCCAGGTCTGACACATCGCCGTCTTCCAGCATCTGCTCAATGACAGCGGGGTCGGCACTGGCGAGGGCCAGCACCTTGGACTTTGGAAGTGTCAGCAGCTCGGCGCGTTGGGCTTCGGGCACGGTCGAAATAAACTTGGCTGACTGCATCAGCTCATAGGCCCGCCGCTGCGGTAGCCCAAGTTCGTCCAAAGCGGCCAGAAACTTCCCGTGCTCAACATCCGCCCGCACACTCAGCAGCAGGTAGCCGGCCTCTACCGTCAGACGCGCGGCCTGGTTATAGGTCGTCACCGCCCGCGTCAGCCGGTCCGCCGCACTGCCGCTAAGAACCATGCCCAATTCTTCGGCAACGAGCGCGTCTTGCATGGTGAATTCAAAACTTGCGGACGTCCGCAAGTTTCCTTTCGCCTCTAAAGTTCCGGACGCATGGACACTTGCCTCAGCCACCAAATCACCTGAAGGGCGGTGCTTTGCCTCAGCCACTTCAGTGGTTTGTTTCTTAATCATGTTTATTCTCCATTTGGGTAACTTGCGTCGTATCCACCTCAACCCGGGTGGGCTTCCAGTACTTGCCACCGGTGGGCAAGCGGGCCGTCATGTCAGCGGCCAGCATCAGGTGCTGCGCCAGTTCACGCAGGGCGCCGGGCCGCAGCTCCAGCCCGTTGAACGGGGCCGAGTCCAGCACCACCAGCGCCTGCCCGTCGCGGCAACGGGTGTGGGTGTAGGCCAGCTTCATGTGGCCCCGCCCGCCGTGCCGGGTTTCTTGGTACGTCGCAGTACCAAGCGCGCCTTGGCGGGCCACAAGGTGCTGACGGGCAGCTTTGTGATCTCAGCAATGCGCGCCTGAATCCGGGCCGACGTAGACCGTCCGTTCATCACCTGCGACACCGTGGAGCGCGAAACCCCCAATTCATCTGCCAGCACGGCAGGCGTGGTGCCCGCCATGCGCATGGCCGCTTTGATTTGTTCTGGATGCATGCGTTATCCTTCGGTTAACTTGTTAAGTAATCACACGAATTGCGTGTGTAGGGCTTAATTATGAGAACAATTATTCTCTTTGTAAAGGTATTTAATGGAAAAAGATAATAAATATTCTCAGGTCGCCTTGCGGCTTAAGGTGGTTCGCGAAGATGAACTCAAGTGGACTCAGCAAGAAATTGCTGAAAAATGCGGCGTTAGCAGGGAAATGTGGGGAAAATACGAGCGCGGTCTCTCTATGCCAGGAAGCGATGTGTTCCTATGGCTTGCCCTTGAAGGTATTGACATTTTTTGGGTACTCACTGGCCAGGAGCATCCGAAAAGCATGATTCTTGATGCCGACGAGAAAGCTTTAGTTACCGCCTACCGAAAGGCCTCATCAGTCGAAAAAGAATTCATCAGCCAAGCCTGCAACATGGCGGCCAAGGTCACCGCCAAAACAACCAAGGCGCCCAAGGTCAAGCAAACTGTCCGCGGAAGTGGCCCGACGATTCAGGTCGGCGCGTCAGTCACTGGTGGTGCCGTCAAAATTAAAACAGCAAGGGAAAGTTGAGTAAGCAATGCAGAGGTCAGAACAAGAAACAAGCCGCTCAAGGGGGGTGGTTCAAGTGGGTGGCAGCGTCCATGGGAATGTCATTTTGATGACGCCGCGCTCGGAATCGCGCAGCTACAACGACCATTTCGCAGTCCGACGTAGCAGTGTTGCCGAGGTCATGAAGAAGACCAAGCAACTGAGCACCGACGAGTATCAGAACCTCATGTCGTTCATGCTTCGCACATTCGAGACGCGCAGGTTCACGGAAATTTCAGACGAGGAGCGCTACCGCGTTCTAAGGTATGCCGAGACCCTGATCGACAAGCGCCCGGCATCGCGGCCAATTGACAGGACGCCAACCGCACCTACAAAAGGGCGCGTGCACCTTTCGCGGGAACAAAGAATTGCCTACGCCATCCTGGGCGTGCTGACAGTGATCGTCATCCTGCTCGGCGCGGCACTTCTTGGCAAACTGTATTCAAGGTAATGGAGGAAGCTGAATGAAACCATCATGGGAAAAATTACTGCTTGTCGTGGGGACGATCTTAAGTATTGGGCTTGTGAGGTTTTACGAACGGTACGATTCACACAAAGCTGAAGCTTCCACAGTGTCAGCACCCCGAGCACCATCCGTCAAGAGCGAAGCGCCTGAACTTGAGGTCCTTGTAAAAGACGAAATCGGGGCATCAAGCGTTCAACGAACTTATTCCAACTCGCTGGCGTATATCAATAACCAGCCCATCACTTCACCCATGTATCGCGTCGAGGTCACCTTTAATACGGGCGGCTTGTGGGGGAGCGGACAGGACTTCAATGGGTTAGCTGGTGACACCATGCGCGCAGCACAGAATGCCTTTAAAAAAGCGCCCACACTGGAATGGATACGCTTCAATGCGATTGAGACCAACGGCAAGAACTGGGCTATTGTTGAGCTCAAACGAAGCGAATTGCCTGCTGGCTGGTTGGGTCTGACGTACCTGCAACAAATGAGTTACGCCTCTCTGGTTGTGCCCTATGTTCAACCAAGACCGTGGGTGTGTGAGTTCTACAAAAAATACCCATCTGCAACGGCAAAGCGTGATTCGTATTGCTCATAACCGTGCTCGCATGAAATTGCCTTTTCTTTTTGCCACCATCGTTATGGTGTCCAGCGTACACGCAACTAACTACCCTTGTTCGGGACGCAAAGGCGGCGTCTCACACTGCCTGGGAAAATACTTCGTCTGCAACGATGGAACCACCAGCCAGTCAAAGAAAACATGCAGCGCGGAAGATGGCCCATCGCCAGACAAGCTCTCAAAGAGCAAAAAGAAACGCTGATGGCCGCCTGACGGTGAACCGGTTCACCATGACCTAAACCCCCTGATTCCAGACACTAAGGACTACTTTTTGGTAGTCCTTTTTTTACGTCTGGAGTCAGCCATGTTTAGTCCTCCCCGCATGTTGGTCTGTCTGGTGCTCACGCTAGCACTGATGGCCCTTTCCTTGTTCCTGCAGCAGGCCGCGCCCGGTAGCCTGCTGGCCGTCACGCTCTACAAGGCGCATCTGATGGCCTTGGGTGGCTGGGGCGGCTACTGGCTCGACCGTGGCTTGTTCCCGTATGACCGACCGCACACTTACTTGCTGGACGATCTGCCCAAGATTGACGACGGTGGACCCTATAACGAAACAGGTCTGATAGCGGGCACACTGGTTTCAACAGGGGACTTTGGCAGCTCCATGCTGCGCCGCGCCATCATCGTCGCCGCTTGCCTGATCTGCGTAGGCTTGGGGGCGTAATGTCGAGGCCAACCAATAGCTGGGGCCGCTGGTGGAGCGGTTATGTGCGCAGCCGCGATGCAGCACGGCTAGCGCGCTACCAGCCTGCCCACGCCCCGCGCCTGCGCCTGGCCACCCGCATCGCGCTCTGGCTTCATGTATGCGTCTTGCTGTTCTTGTTCTCGGCTTTCCTGTCGGTGGTGCTTGCCCAAGCCATCCCGCGCGATGCCCAGCGCCACCAGCTCACGCTCAAGCGCGAGGCGCAGCACACATGGGGCCTGGGTGCCCCGGTCGCCACCTTCGCCGCCCAGGTGCACCAAGAGAGCCGGTGGCGTGAATCTGCTCACAGCCAGGTAGGCGCCGTAGGTCTCGCGCAGTTCATGCCGTCCACCAGCAACTGGATCGGCGGGCTCTATTCGAGCCTGGGTGACCGTAGCCCCACCAACCCGGTATGGGCCTTGCGCGCCCTGGTCACCTACGACAAGTGGCTCGCTGACCGCATCACCGCCGCCGACGCCTGCGAGCGCATGGCCTTCACCCTCAGCGCCTACAACGGCGGTCTGGGCTGGGTCTACAAGCGCCAAAAGATCAGCCTGTTGCCCGGTCTGTGCCTGGACCACACCTGCAAGCTCAACCCCGGCGTTACGCCAGGCAGTCAGGCAGAAAACCAGCACTACCCCGAAGTCATCCTGCACAAGTTTGAGCCGCTTTACAGCAGCTGGGGCAATGGGAGCTGCGCATGATTCGATCAACCATCTATTTCGTCCTTCTGGCAATTGCATTGATGGCCGCTTTATTGCGGGTCTACACCTTGGGCGAGACCAGCGGCAAAACCGCATGCGAGATCACGCAAGCCAAGGTCAACGAAAAGGCCGAGGTCGTGCAAAAGGTTGCCACCCAAGTCGTCATCAACCGCGCCACCGCCACAGGCACCCGGCAAGAACATGCCCGCGTCGCCGTTAACCAATTTTTCAACCAACTCGCCAAGGAACAAGACCATGCGCCTGCTGACCCTGTTGATAGCTGCGTGCTGCCTGCTGAACGGCTGCGCCGCTGGACCGACGCCAATGCCGGGCGAACCGATCAAAGTACCTCCCCCGGCCAACCTGACAGCGCCGCCCCAGCCGTTGCCACCCCCGGCCTCCGGGCAGATGCGGGACTTGGAATCAAACCACCGCGAGACGGCTCGGGCTTACCACCAGCTGGCCCTGCAGATGTGCAACCTGCTGTCATTTCTGGAGATCAACCATGACGAATGCAAACCCTGGGCAAACAGCCCTTGAAGCATGTTTGAAAGGCTCGTGCCGTGGATGAAAAGTTTCTAGAACAAGCCAGTGCCCTGGAGCAAGCCCGCCGTGACGACGCCCTGCAGGCGGCCCAGCGCAGCCTGCAAGGTAAGGGTAAAGCCCGCTGCGAGGACTGCAGCGAACCCATTCCCCGTGAGCGCCGCAAGGCGGCACCCAATGCTATTCGCTGCATTGCATGCCAAACCATTTTTGAAAAACGTAAAGGAACCCGATCATGAGTGACCCCGCCGCCGTAGCCACCGCTGTCCTGGTCGAGATGGGCCAGGTCAAGGGCCAACTGACTGCCATGACCGCGCTGCTGCAACAAAACCATGCGGCCACACAAACCCGCATTGAAGACCTGAGCAAGTCGGTGGGCGTCCGCTTTGATGGCCTTGAAAAACGCCTGTCTACGCTTGAAACAAACGAACGTGGCACCGCCATCCGAGCCGCTGGAACGGGGGCGTTGGCCGGTGCCATCGTCTCTGCTGCCTTGGTGGCCATGAAGGGCGGCTTCGGCCACTAATCCATGGCCTACGACCGTTCCACCCGCAACAAGGTGCGCGCCAAGTACGTGCAGGGCTTGGCCCTGGCCACCGCCGCCGAAGCGTGCAAGGTGCCCTACAACACCGCACGCAACTGGAAGCGGCAAGACGGCGAAGATGGTAACGACTGGGACATCACCCGCAACGCCAGGCGCATGACCAAAAGCGGCATTGAAGAGATGGCCAATGAGGTGCTGGGCGAGTTGGCCGAGCAGTTTCTGGCCACGCTGGATGCCGTCAAGAAAGACCCCAAGATGCCCGCCGATAAGCGCGCCGACATCATGGTCCGTTTGATGGACGGCTACAACAAAGCCATCGGCGCCGCCAGCCGCGCCATGCCCAACGCCAACCGGCTGGCGGTCGCCATGGATGTGGTCAAGTTCCTGAGTGTCTTCATTGCAGGCCGTTACCCCAAACTGCGCGAGCAGTTCATTGAGGTCACGGAAGCCGCTGCCGATGACTTCGTGCGTGAGTTTGGTCGGAGCACCTGATGGCACAGAAGCAAAGACTGCTTAAAGACAAGGACTTCCTGCAGGAGCTGCGCGCCTATGCGGATGAGCAGCGGCGCCTGGTGGAGGCCGAGTGCGATGGTTTCTTGACCGATTCATCAGCCCGCGACCAGCGTCGCAAACGTGCGCATACCGACTTTGAGTTTTTCTGCCGTACTTACTTTCCGCACTACGTCAAAAGCGAGCCGTCGCTGTTTCACCGCTGGCTGTATGACACGGTGCCCAAGTTGATCGACAAGCCAACCGGCCAATTGATCAACGTGTCGGCACCACGCGGCGAGGCCAAGTCCACGCTGGGAACCCAGCTCTGCACCCTGTGGCTGATAGTGACCAAGCGCAAGCACTTCATCCCGCTGGTGATGGATTCGCTCGGCCAGGCGGCCACCATGCTGGAGGCCGTCAAGGTTGAGCTGGAAAGCAACCCCCGCCTGCAGATGGACTATCCCGATGAAACCGGCGCCGGGCGCGTCTGGAATGCGGGCGTGATCGTGACACAAGGCAATGTCAAAGTGCAGGCCTTCGGCTCGGGCACGCGCATGCGCGGCCTGCGCCACGGCCCGCACCGTCCCGACATGGTGATGCTGGACGACATCGAAAACGATGAGAACGTCCGTAGCAAAGAGCAGCGCGACAAGGTCGAAAGCTGGGTTAAAAAGGTCGTGCTGCCGCTTGGCCCGCCGGATGGCAGCATGGACGTGCTGTACCTCAACACGATCCTGCACTACGACTCGGCGGCGAACCGCTTCCACACCAACCCACAGTGGCGCACACGCAAGAAGTTCAAAGCCATCGTGCGCTGGCCAGACCGCATGGACCTCTGGCAGCAGTGGGAAGAACTGTTCATCAACCAGGTGGACGTGAGCGACACCGACCCTGACGAAGAAGTCGAGACCGAAGCCGAAGCCTTCTACCGGGCCAATAAAACCGAGATGGATGCAGGCTCCGTGGTGAGCTGGCCCAGCATGCGCCCCTTGCTGCGCTTGATGGAGATTCGCGCAGGCGATCACCATGCCTTCGACTGCGAGTACCAGAACGACCCCACCAATGACGAAGCGGGCTTCTTCCAGAGCATGAAGTTCTGGGTGCAACCCAGCCGCGATTGGGTGTTCTATGGGGCCCATGATCCCAGCCTGGGCAAGAACAACAAAAGCCGAGACCCCTGTGCCTGCCTGGTGGGCGGCTTCGACCGCAATCACGGCGTGCTGTGCGTGGTCGAAGCGGCTGTGGCCCGCATGATCCCCGACCGGCAGATCAGCAAGATCATCGAGTTCCAGAAGGTCTATCACTGCCTGGTGTGGGGCATTGAGTCGATTCAGTTTCAGGAGTTCTTTCGCCAGCAGCTGATCAAGGAATCAGCCAAGGCGGGCATTCCGGTACCGGCCGTGCCACTGATACCACACACCGACAAAGACCTGCGTATCGAGTCACTCAGCCCGCATGTCAATAACGGCTTGATCCTGTTCAGCCAGGCACACACCGTTCTCAACAGCCAACTGCGCCACTGGCCCGAAGCCGACCACGACGACGGCCCCGATGCGTTGCACATGCTCTGGATGCTGGCCGTCTCGCGGGGCGGTGGCATCCCCAAAATCAGAATCGGAAAACAAAGATGATCTCAACACGCGGCTTGGTTAAAACGCTCACGGGCTGGCTGGGCAAACCCATCGCCACCCCCGAGTCAGACCCTCAAAAGTACTTCGGCACGATGTTCGCTCTGCCCAACCCGGACCCCATCCTGCGGGAAATGGGCCAGGCTGAAAAGGTCTATTACTCCATCATGGCCGACGCCCATGTGATGGGTGAAATTCGCTCCATTCGGGGTTCGTTTCGCTCGCATCAATACCGCTTGGAGGTTGGAAATGACGACGACAGCAAGGCCGCTGCCGCCATGGAACTGTGTGAGCAATGGATGCAGTCGCAGACGCCCAATGCCATCTCCGATTGGCTGGAAGTGATGTGGCAAATGACCGCGTCGATCTTCACTGGCTACCGCGTGCATGAACTGGTCTGGGAGCTGGTGGACGGCAAATATCTGCCCACGCAGGTGCTGGACCGTCCTGGTCGTCGTTTCCGCTTTGACCTACACGGCTCGCCGCTGCTGATCTCGCGTGACAGCTGGCAAGGTGCGCCCGTCGAGCCCTATCAATTCGTGGTGTCCCGGCATATGCCCACCACCGACAACCCCTACGGCATGGCGCTGCTGTCGAGCTGCTTTTGGCCCTGGACTTTCAAGACCGGTGGCTGGCGCTACTTCGTCAAGTACTGCGAGCGGCACGGTCTGCCGTGGCCCGTGGGCCGTTACCCGGCGGGCAGCAGTGAGAAGGAGCAGGACGAACTGGCCGAGGCCTTGGGCGGCATGATTGAGGCGGGCTACGTCGTCGCGCAAGAGGGCACCGGCCTGGAGCTGCTGGTGCCCAGCGGGAGCGGCAGCAACTTGCCGCAACAAAACCTGATCACCTTGTGCAACCGCGAGATGAGCAAGGCCCTCACCAGCCAGGCCATGATCGGCGAGCAGCTCGACGTGGGTGCCCGCGCAGCCGCCGAGACGGCGATGGACCGGCAGAACTCCGTGCATGACTCCGACCGCGACATCGCGGCCGCCAGCATGGCGCAGATTTTCAAATGGATCACCCTGTTCAACTTCGGTGACGGCGTAGCGGCTCCCACACTGGATTTTTTCAAACACGAAGCCGCTGGTAAACCCCGCGCCGAAACCTACCAGATCGCCGCCAACATGGGCGCTAAGCCCTCACGCAAAGCGATGCTGGAAGAACTCGACATTCCCCCGGCCGAGGATGACGCCGATGCGCTGTTGCCCATGGCGACGCGGCAACCTAAAGCGGCCAGCGGCAAACCAACACCCGCAGACGGGGGAAACCCTTCACCCGTGGACTTCACGGCCGTGGCCGGTTTCACCTTCGCCAAAGCGGCTGGCATGACTGAAGACGAAGCCATGGCGCTCGCCGCCGACGCCGCTGACCAGGCCATCGAAGACAACATGATCGCGCCCGTCTACCAGATGCTGGTGCAGTTCGAGGCCGAGGGCAAAACCCTGGCCGAATTCCAGACTGCCCTGGAAGGCCTGGTCGGCCAGATGGACGACGAAGCCCTGCGCGAAGTGATCGACCGAGCCTTGACCTATTCCATGCTGCGCGGCGCCGCCACGCAGGCGAACTGATTTCAACCAGTAGTTGTAATTCAAGGATGTTTGTATGACGCGAGATCAAGCTCTATCGAAAATCAAGAAGTGCCTGGCGCTGGCTAAGTCCAGCAACCCACATGAAGCCGCAAGCGCCATGCGCCAGGCGCAAAAGCTGATGGCTGAGTACAGCGTGACTGACATCGATGTCACCCTGGCTGATGTGTCCGAAGTCGGAGCAGTAGCCAGACATAAGGCGATGACCCGCTGGGAGACCAACTTATCGAAGATGGTGAGCGATGCCTTCGGCTGTCACTGTTTTTGCCGAACCGGTGGAGTACTTACCAAGTCGCTAAATTTCGTCAAGAAGATGGAATTCATTTTTGTTGGTGTGGGCTCGGCACCCCAAGTGGCCGGCTATGCCTATGACGTGCTTTCGCGCCAATGCGCCAATGACCGCCTGGCGCACATCCGCAAGCAGCCCAATAGCTGCAAGCCCATTACCAAGACTGCAAGGGGCGACGAATTCGCTAGCGGTTGGGTCTTGGGCGTCATAGGGCTGGTTGAATCGTTCTCAGGCACCGAGCGCGATCAACAGCTTATAGAGCAGTACATGGCCAGCCGGTACCCGGACATGCGCGAGGTGAAAGTGAAAGACCGCGCCAAAGGTCGCAACGTCAGCCATAGCGACAGAAATCAAGGCTACGCCGCAGGCAAACAATCCCAGCTCAATCGTGGCGTGGGTGGCGTGGCGCCGCAAGGGTTACTGGGATAACTGGCATGAAACGTATCTACATCGCTGGGCCAATGACTGGCCTTCCCGAGTTCAACTACCCGGCCTTCAATTCTGCAGCCCAACGCCTGCGCGCCCTGGGGTTTGAGGTGGAAAATCCTGCCGACAATCCAGAACCGAAGTGCGGCACCTGGTTGGGGTACATGCGTATGGCCATCCGGCAGTTGGTGACATGCGATGGTGTCGCATTGCTACCAGGCTGGCGAGGATCACGCGGCGCCCGCATTGAGCGCTGGCTAGCGGGCATGTTGGGCTTGACCGTTGTTTCTGAAAGCGCCATCCAGCACGGCCCGGAGGTTTGTGATGCCTGACATTGCGTCCATTCAAGGCCGGGCATTCGGCGTCCAGTTCGGCGAAGCCATCGACTACCTCAAGGGCAAGCTGCCCGAGGTAAGCCTGAAGTCGGACGATCTGGCCGGGCCAGTGCATGGCAAGGTGTTCACCGTGGCCGGTGCCACGTCCACCGACCTGGTGCGCGACATGCACGCGGCCGTGACGGATGCAATCACCAAGGGCAGCACTCTCAGCCAGTTCCGCAAGGACTTTGACCGCATCGTGCAACAGCACGGCTGGACGTACAAGGGCAAGCGCGGTTGGCGATCAGCGGTGATCTTCAATACCAACATGCGCTCGGCCCATATGGCGGGCCGCTGGAAGCAACTGGTAGCCAACCAGGCGCAGCGCCCGTATCTCCAATACCGCACAGCCGGTGACGCCCGCGTTCGCCCACAGCATCGCATGTGGAACGGGTTGATCTACCCGCTGGACGACGCCTTCTGGCAAACCCACTACCCACCCAACGGCTGGGGATGCCGCTGCACCGTGCGCGCCTACGGTGAAGGCGAGATGACGGACAAAGATCTGTCCGTGTCCGCGCCATTTGAGATGAAGACCCGGGAGGTGATCACGCGCGACGGTGAAATCAAAGACAAGGTGCCGATCGGCATTGATCCCGGCTGGGATCACAACGTCGGCCAGTCCTGGATCAGCCCCGAACTGGCACTTGGCCAAAAGCTGGCCCGTTTGCCTCGCCAACTGCAGGGCATCATGACTGATAAAGCCATTTCACCGGCCTTTCAAACGGTGCTTAGTGACAACTTCAAGGACTTTCGAACGACCTTCAAAGGCACTGGAAAGACGGTTGGAAGCGGTCAAATTCTGGGATTTACGGACAGTGCCGTGCTGAATGCCCTGGCTGAATTCAAACCGGCCCTGCAGATTGAATCAACGGCTATTGCTGCCTTTGATGACACGCTGACCCACCTTGCTGGCAAGCACAAGATCGGCAAGCCCGGCGCAACATCCCGTCGCGGCAAGGGCTCGCCGCTGCAAATATGGCCGGATGAATGGATCAATGAGCTTCCAATTCATCTGCGCAACTATCGCGCAGTGCTGTGGGACATTGACCATGAATCGCTGCTGATCATCCCGCAAGACGCGTTCAACCAGAGCCTGCCAGTGATCGCCCTCAAGCCCAATCGCAAAACCAAGCTGGGCACCGGCTTCGCCGTCACAAGCCTGGGCTCAAAAGGCGCCGCGACGCTGGCTGACCAGAACAAGTACACCGTACTGATCGGGAAGATCGGGAAATAGGGGGGAAAGAAGAGTGGAAGCCAGGAAGGTCGCAGCATCTTCATAATCAGGGCATCGTTCGATACCCTCTGGCTGGTGCATTTCCAGTCCACTGGCTCCGTTGAAGTTTAAGCCCCGCCGCATGTTTTGGCAATATTCGGGCAGTTAACCAGCTACACCTTGGGCATTTAATCGGCATTTAATGAACAAATGCACCGCATTTTTGGGCAGCGACTGGATCAAAATAAACGTTTCTGCCGTTTTGCCCAGAAATTCTCTAACTCATTGATTTTGCAAATCTTTTCGGCCGTTTTCTTCCACCGTTTTCTGGATCAATCTAAACACCTCCCCCCTTCAACCGGCGCTGTGCATACCCGCGCACCTGCCACCACCGCCCAAAGGCAGAACCATCGTGATCGGTGCAGGCAAGGCATCGGCGGCCATGGCGCGGGTCAATGAGAGTGAACCAACCCGTGGGAGGGCGCATTTCAGCGATCGTGG